TGGATGATTACGTCTCTCACTCTCCTCCATTGAACGAACAGTAGCTTCGAACTCGGCAACCGATAGATGTTCTTCAAAAAACTCAGTCATAAAGGCGTAGCCACGAACACGAAGTTCTGCACCGAAGTTTCCATCTAGGATTTGCTCAGAGATATACTTCATCACTCGTTCATTCCTACCATTGCCAACACCAGACGGGATCTTCATGGTGTTTGGGTACGTCTCTCGCACATACCTTGCAGTCCTATCCCATTCAGACATCAGTTCTATGGGGTTCATTGCCACAACATCAGATAAATCTAGGTCATTAAAACTAAACGAGTCATCAAACTCTGATTTAATCTCTGGCTTCCAATCTTCCCAGACTGGAAAGTCTTCTGGGTCTAAGCTAAAACCCTTTGGTATCTCCCAACTATAATTCTTAGATGGAGGCACAAGGGCATACGAGCCATCACCTCTAAAATCTAGCCCATTTATTTTAGGCCAGTCTGATCCTCTACTATTAACTCCAGCTTTTGGGCCACGACGTATGCCGTCTTCTGGGTGGCGAAAGTATAGATGATGCCCTCTCTTTGTCTTCGCACGAAAGGGTGACTTCATTCCGCAATCAAAGGCGGCATGAAGGGCTTCCTCATTGTCACAATCAACCACAACCACACCTGATAAACTGCCAGTGATTAGAGCAATAGGATCATCTGGGAATTTAGTCCACCATTCTGTTACCTGATCTTCTGTTGGTAAGGTTTCTTGAAATTCTTTCCACTTAATTCGTGGTCGTTTCGTATCTGGGCGACATGGGATGATTGACCAACCCATGTCTAGCAGTTCAAGTGCCGCCTCCAAGTTTTTCATTTTGTCTCTCCTCAAAATATTTATTAATGTTTAATGTTGGATTAGCTGATGTAATCTTTTCTAAAAATGTAGATCGGATGTGTCCTTGACGCACCCATCCATACGGAGCAGTCCTCTGAACGCCCACTATTTCTGCAACCTTACGAGCACCACCAACATCTTCGATAAGTCGTTTTATATTTAATTTTTTCATTCTTTTCTCTTTTTTCGGTTGACACCTGTAACCTATACTATACTACTAAAGTGTCAAATAGTATTACAACTAATTATATTTAGAGTGATACAGAATAAAAGAAAGGTAATATATGAAGTTTCGACCAAGTAAAACATCTGACTTACAATCAGATGGCCCAACCAAGACGTTGCTGTACGCACACCATGGGTGGGGCAAAACATTTCAATGTAGGTTCTATCAAAAAAGATTTGGTAAAGGCTTAATCATTTCTGGTGAAGCTGGACTTAAATCTATTGAGGACACAGACATTGATTACATTCCGTTCCTCTCATGGGATGGAGAGAACAATGAAGAGAAGGGTACATACTCTTTTATGCAGATCTTTAAATGGTTAACACATCCAGACTTCTTAAAAGCTCAAGGATATAAGTGGATTGCCATAGATAGTTTGACAGAAATGTCAGACAGACTTCTCGAAAGTCTGGATGAAAAGCTAGACGGCGAGAAGAATGGGTTCAAGGTCTGGGGGGAATATGCAACGCAGATGATAGGTGTCCTTAAAAAAATAAGAGACTTACCTGCTCATGTGTTCGTAACATGTCTAGCCAAAGAAGAAGCAGATGCCAACGGAGTAACACAGTATTGGCCTCATGTGAAAGGTCAGGCTGTCTCTAAGCAGATACCTGCAATCTTCGATCACGTTTTCTGTGGAGTGAGAACTACAGAGAAGACAGATAGTGGGCATCCAAAAGTCAGACGTATGTTTGCGACAGACGAAGTGAACGGATGGCACGGCAAAAGTCGTGATCCACAAAGAAGGCTAAACGCCATCGAAGAGTGTGACGATGTCACAGAACTACTGGCAAAGATGTCAGAAACAAAAGAACAATTTGAGAAGAGGAAAGTAAAATGAGTGGTTTTAATTTTGGAGAATTAGATTTAACAGACGTAGCCGCAGACGATGGCCCACCTAAAAGGTTTTTAGAGGTTGGTAATCACGATGTACGCATTAAAGAAGCTATGATTAAAGAAACGGCGGCAAGGACTGGGCGTTATCTTGAAGTTATGTTTGCTGATGAAAACGATATGACAATCGTAGAGCGATATAATGTTCAGAACCCAAATCCGAAAGCCGTTCAGATTGGTAAGTCCCAGTTGAAGGCGATGCTTGAAGCGTCTAACCATCCCGATGCTAATAAACCTGGGGATGCAGACAAGCTAAGTGGTTATCAAGTTCGCATAAACGTAGGGCTTGGGAAGGAAAATAACGAGGGCAAAAGGTGGCCTGAAGTTAAATCTTATGAAAAATCTCAAGCGTTAGTAGAGGCAGTAGCCTCAACTGACGACGATGAGATTCCGTTTTAGTCGTAGTTTTTTTGGTTTCCCTACGACTAACGTAAGTCGTGAGAGCGAGGGTTATTCATTCCCATATCCACGACATAACAGCCCAAGGTTCTCTCCCTTTTCCTTGGGCTGTTTCCTTTGAGGAGCAGTTATGAAAAAGATTAGGACGGCAGAGGATATAGTTGAGGCGATTGATACTGGCTATCGAAATAAAAAGATACAAGAAGCCAGACAATATATTGGGGCTAGTGGCGTAGGTACTCCTTGTGATGCCGCACTTGCTTTCTCGCTCAGAGGTTTCCCCGAACCACAGATTAACCCAAGGACACAACGCATATTTGCGTTGGGTCATTTGCTTGAAGACATTGTTGTTAAGGATCTAAAGGAGAACGCAGACGTAAGAGTCTGGGAGGTGGATGGTATGACTGGTCGCCAGTATTCCTATCATCTCTACGGCGGTCATGTGAGTTGCCACATGGACGGACACATAGAGACAGACGATCAGATTGTACGAGTACTTGAGATCAAGTCTATGAATGACGCAAGTCACAAAAAGTTTTTAAAGAATGGGGTGAAGGATGCACACCCTAAATATTATTCACAGTTGCAGATGATGATGGGTATGAGTGGTTTCAAGGAAGCCGTGTTTGTAGCTATCAATAAAAATACGTCAGAATATGGTGCTGAGATAGTCGAGTATGACGACATACACTACCACTTTCTGTTATCAAAGGTTGAACGTGTGATGTCTGGAGAGGCCACAAAGGTCAGCGACAACCCAGACAGTTTCAGTTGTCGGTTTTGTTTTAAGAAAGCCGCTTGCTGGGAAGGGCTCGAAGCACCAGTGAGGTGTGAGACATGTGCCTTTGCTTTCCCTCGTGAAGATGGAGGGTGGCACTGTGACAAACATGATCGTGAAGCAATACATGCTTGCCAAGAATATAAAGTTTATAAGCCAAAGGAAAAAGGACAATGAGTGAAAAAAATAGATCAGAAGTTCTGTGTGAAGCAGAAGAATTAATTAATGGGGACAGAGCTAAAGATTATGGCGATGCCTACAAAAATCACGAAAGAATTGCAAAGCTATGGTCTGTAATCCTTGAGAAAGATATTACAGTTAAGGACGTTATTCTCTGCATGTTAGCCATGAAAACAGCCAGACTTATCCATTCAGATAAATTTGATTCATGGCTGGACATCTGTGGATACGGTGCAATCGGTGGAGAATTTCAGCAGAGATCAGAAAATAAATCCGAAGTACCTCTCTTTGAGGTAACTAAGGAGTAACGGATAGTGGGTAAGCACGAAGTTAAAACCTTCTGGTGTGCTGATGTAAGCTAAGAATACAAAGAAGATAAGTATCTTATCCTCAGTCGAGAGTTCCAATTTCTCTCATCGTCATTCTCCAAATGAAAAGTGGAGTGGCTTTACCAACATAAGATCCAACTATATTGAAGTTATAATATTCCAAAGCATCTTCCCACGACATGCCATCACGGGTCATTAGGATATCTATGACTTCTTCTGCGTCGTACACAATTCTTCTGGTATCAAACCCAATGTCTGTGACACCGATCACAGCTTCATCGAAGCCGTCTGCCTGAATTAGTTTCTCGTCTTCATCAGTCATCTAAAGTTCCAAATGTTATATCTACCGCCAACCATTATCTTCTTGCCAACGTAGATGTTCTGACACATAGGCTGGACATAATATATGTCCTCGTCGTCTGAGATTATCTGTGCTTTGCTGACAGAAACATGGAAGCATTCCTCTTGTGTCGGCAGTAAATCTTTCCGAGTAACCACCATGCAAGACTCAGCTTGCACAGACGAACAAAACATAATGATGGATAGCCACATCAATGAGGCATCAACTCAAAATGTGGGCCGTCTATAAAAGGTCGTCTGCCTTCTGACCTTCGGAGATCAATGTATTCATTCATTGCTTCTTCCATTGTTCCTTCGTACTCACCGATTGAGTCAATGTGCCAAGAAGCACCCCACCTTATTTTGATACCTTTTTCCCTTGCCGCTTTAGCCATTGCGTCTGCGATATCGTCGTACAAATTCAACTCCCAAGAAGCTCGTGACTTTCCGTTGCACTCGACGTAAGCCATTAAATCGACAGCATCTCCCGTAAGGTGTTTAGACTTCCTCGTCTGGCTCGCTCCACGAGCTACTAAATCGTCCTGTTCTTTTTGGGTTCTCATCCCACAAACGACTCCGAAGTCCACAGAACTCTGGGAAATCGCCGAGGTAACAACTGAGAACAGTTCATTCTTTACGCCGTCCAGTCTACCTAGACTTCTTTGCGATAGTTTAAAGGTCATACCTTATCCCTCCACACAGTTACAATTTTCGTTGCACTTCTTATTGAGCAACGCACACCAAATTCTTTTTAAATATTTTCTCATTGTTTTACCTTTCTTATTTGCCTACGCTTTTCACACGCTCGTAGGAGCGTAATCCAGCAAGACCCAACATTCCTGTCAAAATCGGAATCATCATGGATACATCCACTTGTGGAATGACAACACCAAATGGTGCGGCTAGGGGGCTGACCAAATAATTCATAACAAAACCTGTAAGACAGACGTAAGCAGTCAATGGTCGCCAGCTTGACTGAAACCAATTCCCCTTCGCATCTTCTTTATTTATTTCCAACTGAGCCATGACTTGTTTATCAGCCATCGTTGCTATCTCATGGGCAAGCATTGCCTTTTGGTCTTTGTCTTCTACAAATTTATCTAGCAACCCTGCAACGGGATTAATTAAATCTTTAAGCATTATCTTTCCTCCTTTGATTTAGCCCAAGCATTAGCACCAACATACCCACCGATTATTCCTAACTGGCTAAGTATGAATGTCGTTGCAACACCGACCAAATGATCTAGTCTGCTTTCTGGAACGACCTCTGGTATTGTTAGTATTGCGACGAACAGCACTGTGGCTATGGATTGAAACCAGATAAGCAATCTTATCTGGTCTTCCTTCTTGTCACTATTCTCCATACGGATGCGACGTTCTTCTCGATCCAGTTCAGCGTCAAGCTCTTCGTCTGTCAGTATATTGTCCCCATTCGTATCAGCTTTGCTAAAGCGAGACTTGGGGTCGAGCTTCTTCGTCAACTCCAGCTACCTCCCCAGCCACCCCAGCCAGACGATTGTTTACCTGTGGCTTCACCAGCCCAAGCATCAACCAGACTTTCTCTAGCTTTCTTAACGCCACCAACTACTGGGATACGACTTACTATTTCTCGTGCGGCAGTTCTTTCTTTTGCATTACTTTCCGTAGAACCGAATACATAGTCTTTACCTCCAGCGAAAGCTGACAGACCAGCAGTTACCAAGCCTACACTTGGGCCACCTAACGTCTGTAAGAACCTTGTCTGTCCGTAAGAACCATTGTCTGCCTGTGTTACAGCCGCATGGATTATGTCTCCGAGAAGACCTACTCCACCCATTTGCAAGACACCTTCCATATACCAACCCCAGAAATCAACTTCGTTACCATGAATTTTCTCGTCATAGCCTAGCGTCTTCATTGCATTTCTAACTCTCAACTCAGGTGATTGCTCGTCCTCGCCACCTCGCATTTGCACAATGTCTTTCACTGCCAATGCACCCATACCAAAAGATGGGCCAAGTGCGGCGAAGTAGAGGAGGGGTTTTATGTTTGACTCACTTGCATCTCCTTTAAACAATTTGTGAAGTTTTGCGTCAGCAACTACCTTGTATGCCAGACGGCTCATCATTGTTGGAAATGATTTAAGCTGGAATACAAGAGCACCTAGAGGTGTCTGGGAAAACATGGGAGAGTCGTTTGCGTTAGGCTGGAAGATACTCTCGTCTGCAAACCTTATCATTGCTTTTCTAAGGTTGGCATCCTTCTTCAAAAGAGATCTGTCACTTAAACTTATTCTGCTGTTAGTGCCACCTTCAAGATAATTCTCAAGGCCAAAGTCTTTCATGTATCGGTAAGCGATCTTGTAATCTCGTGGCTGTTCACTGATGGGCTTCCCTTTAACATAGGAGTTTAATGCCCTTCTCTGGTTTGTTATAAATGTCTGATAGCCTAACGCACCTGCTATATTCCTATTCATATCTGTCCAAGGAGTTAGCATAGTAGCGTTGAAGAATGCGTTTGAGAGTTTGTTATCTACCGCACCATACATATTCAACATACGCTCATGCGTAATGTTCTCCATTGCTATACCAACTTCGGAAAGAGCACGTCTGTATTCCTTGTCTGTTGCTAAAGAATACACTGTCTTTATCCAGTCCTTAACTTCTCCAGAACGTATGATAGGTAGAGCAACGTCGCCAAGTGATGTTAGGGTTGTGAAGCCAAGTAGAGTTACATTGTTCACGCTCCTCAAAAATCTTGATGCTCGTAAACCTGCCTTGCCTCCGAAATCATTCAGAGAATCTTTCCTTGCAATCCTCATTGAGTTCTCAATGAACCTTGCGTCATCATTTTCAAGTAAGGTTTTAACTCCTTTGTAGTCCTCAAGAGCACCAACGATTGCGTCAACTCTTGCATGGTAAGTAGGATCTTTTGTCCTGTTTGGATTCTTTACTTCTATCTGTAAGAGCTTTTCCCTGACGGCAGGGCTTCCAAATTTCTTAGCAGTTTCCACCAAGTCTTCTGCAAACTTCGTAGCTTCCTGTTCACGACCAGTGAATGGCATTACAGTTTCGGCTCGCAATACACCTTCCTCAACGCCGTCAGTTGTCACTGATCTAAAATCTTTTTGATAAACTTTATTAGAAGATAGAAGTCTAGCTATACCCCTTGATCCATTTTCTACAGCAAATAGATAGTCGTCAACTCCGTGTGAATTTAAACCAAACTTCTTAGTATGAAGCATTCTTCTTGATGAGCCTTCAAAGTATTTAACAAGCATAAACTCCAAATCATTTTCAAGAAATTTCTCCATATTCTTCATGGCTCGTGGATATTTCTCCAACTCAATCAGACGATTGAAGTCTAAGCTCTCTGCTTGAGCGTTCTTTGTAGAACCCCTGACAGGAGACTTAGGACTTTCTGGGACTTGAACCCCGTCAATACTTTCTCTGGTTAAACTCTGGTAAACTTTCTCAGCAAATTGTCTTGCGTCTGCTTCCTGTACGGTATTGCTAAGACGGGTCTGTTCTTGCTTATAATAGTCTATCATACCTTCTATGAACTCAGATCTATTCTTTTGAATTTCAGTTCTGCTCCATATCTGCGGCACATAGTTTCTTCTGTAACCAACATTCATACCAGCGTCGATCATCCTAGCTCTTTCTCTACTAAACTCTTTTCTAATTTGATCGGCGGCGAACTTTTCAGATTTTGTCAGACGCTTTTCTTGTCTGCTGTCTGGCCCGTGCCTTAGTGCAGACACTATTTTAGTGTACGCTTCAGGTTGCTTTTGCCCCAGACCGCCAGACGCAGACCGAGCCCAGGCCCTTATCTTGCCGTCTGCCCCTGGAAGACCCCGCAAAATATGATGTAAAGGCATGTATTTGGAAGCAAACGTCTGGTGCTGGTCTGGGAAATGTTGCTTGTACCAGCCACCTAACCAGTTCATACCCATGTTTTCCATTCGCACAGACTGGGCTTGAAGCCACGCCATCGGCCCTTGCTTCCTTACAGCTTGCTCCTGAACAGGGGTAAAGTCTCTTTGTCTGACTAAGCTAGACATAGCATCTACTAATGGAGGAGAAGTTCCTTCATCTTCAACTGCCGTTAAAAGATCAACCGTGTTTGAAGTTTCTAGTTTATCGAGGCTACCATCAGCCATTGCTACTGTAGCACCGCCATTAAATCCTCGCCCTGAATTATTAAAATCTCTGTAATGTAAGCGTGGGTCTTCAGCGTCAAAAAACTCTGCGTTAATATGCTTCACTTGTTCAGGGTCAAAAACAATAAAGGCTTCGTATTCTATCTGCTCGCCAGTGGTGTGGCCTTTATTAAAGCCGTCTCCATCAGGAGCTAAGACTGGGTCTACGTTCATACGATTAGAATGTGGGGCTCTGATACTGTCATAACCTGCGTTTTGGAGAGCTTCAGTAAAAATATCTTGAGCCTCTTGCTTGCCAAGAGTTGGGTCGCCTTGCATGATCGCATCAATAAACGCATTGTAAGAGTGCATTCCTTGTTTCGTTCTCCCCCCACTGGCGAAAGAGGTCATGAGTGCTCTTCGGAAAGCCAAGGGGTGGCCGTCTGCAAACCCCTTTGTTACTGCGATTATCCCATTGATTGCCGCCTCTGTATGAGGCTCACCCATTCTATGGCCTTTCGTCTCGAAAGTATTTAGCATTCTGGAATACAATGGGAGAACTGTCGGCTTAATGTTCAGACCCATATCAGCCAATGCTTTCATTTTTATTTCTTCAAGGCCCAAGAGATTGTTAATACTGTGAGTTAAACCTTGTTGCTCATCGAAAACATTCTTACGCTCAAGATGAAGCATAGCTTTAGTTTCGTCGTCGAGAGGTGCAAAGTCACCTGTTCTTGGGTCCCAAGTGCTCGCATCATCTATGTTCAGATAGTCTACATTCTTGTTGTAGTCTTCGACTAACCTATCAACGTCTGCTAACTTTCTCCTTGATCTGGCAATTTCATCTCTAGCTTCATAAACTTCATAAGCCAGTCTCTCCATCTCGCCCTTCAACTGTTCATCACTAGAAGCTGGAGGCCAAACACTCTTCCTCATATCTTCAGTTACTTCCAAGTCCTTGATCATCTTAGTCAGAGCCCTTGGGGTAGGACGCTTTGCATAAGCACCTTCACTTGCTCTGGCATCAGGAGTAATGTAGATGCCACGTCCAAGCCAGCCACCGCCACGTTCCATTACGACCTGAGAGTCTTCAAATGGAACTCCGTTTGGTGTGCCATGATAGTATGTGATTGGGTTGCCTTCTTCATCTAAAGAATACTTCCCATTTCCTGTGTATTTGTTGATAGCGGCTTTCTTTGAAGGCGTACTATAACGAAGCACATCACTGGCATACATGCCAGCATATTGAGTAGGTACGCCAGCCTCTTTCTTGCGGAGTAATGTAGAGAAAGGATTGCCATTTGTAGCCTCAAGCATATCTCCGTAAATCATTAGTCGTCTGAACTGTTGCTTGATGTCTTTACGACCAATCAATCCATTGACTGCGTAAGATACATACTCAACAATTCTATCAATAGCTTTTTCGAATGAGTTCTTCAGACGGATGTTACTCATGTTTGCACCAGACATAGCTTTTGCAACATCTCCACGCATAACTCTGCCGCCCATATACTTAGCCAGACCTTCAGCAAACCACTCCTCTGCTAGAAGACGTTCCTTTTCTCCTGATGTGTACTGTTCGTCTGAATACTTTTTGCCATAACTAGCATTCACTCGTGATTTAATATCGTCTTTGGATGCTCTAAAAAGTTCAACTACTGCGTCCATCTCTTCAGTTGGTAACATTCCAGCCCTTACCATTGTGTGACCAACCTCGTGGACTGCATCAAATGGGTCTGAGTTTCCTTTCGTTAATCCAATAGACATCTTTCTAAGATTTGATCGGAGCTTATTGAATGCTTCATGCCGAAAATCTACTGCTACATTCTTCATGCCAGCAGGGTTTACTTGTGCAAGAAGAGCAATGTCACTTGCGTCCATTACATTCGTATCTCCAAGGGTATCTTCTACATTCTTACCCATCAGGTTCATCATACGGTAAAGCATGGTTCTCATGGTGTACTGAACTTCAGGATCACGATGCGACATGTATGAGAGAATTGTCTTTGTGCTGATAGGTGCTGATGCAGGTATCCCATCTTCAGTAGGAACTCCGACTCCTTGTGTTACTTCAGTCTTGATACGCTGTCTTACATGTGTCGCTTTCTTCTTCGAAGGCTTCAATCCACGTCGTTGAATTTCCCATTCAACATCTGCAAGTGGAAACTCTACCTTTGTCTCTGGGTGGATATACCTTCCTGTTCTAATCCCCTCCTGAAACATCTCCATCAGATTAACCTTTGTCATCTTTTTGAATACTGCCGTTTGCTCTTTAGACAGTTCTTTTTCGATAGGAACTTTTGCAGTGTTTTGCTTTTGGTACATAAGCCATGCGATGTGATCGCCAGTAGGCGTTCCGTCGTGCTTTCTGAAATCCTCTATTAGGTCTTCATAAGTTTTAGCCCCATAGGTCATCTGAATATCGCTTGGGACATCATCAACCTTTTTGTATTTGCGTTTGGATTTTGGAGTCGTGGTTACATTCTTAGCATTGTTGACAAGAGTTTTCTTTTTCCTCTTCTCTACTACAAGTTTTGCATTCGATATTTTCGTTGCTGAAGAAAGATCTTCTTTACCAGTCTGATAGTTGGTGACTACTTGCTCATTCCATTTACCTTCTTTATCGAAGAACTCATCATTATGTTTGCCGAGCAACATTTCGTCTAGCTTCTTTAAGCTGGTGAACTCAGGCTTATCTCCATAATACTCTCTGAGATCTCCACCCTTAAATCCTTCGGGCATTGCTTCATCAACACCGACATGACCATGTTTGTAGAGTTTTGATAAAAGTTCAGCCTGTTGGAAAAGATTGTCCACTGATTTCATTTCTTGCAAGCCGTCTTGGATTCTTACTCCACCTATTGCTCGCTTACCTGTTTCTCCTTCAGCCCCACCTCGAAGAATAAATTCGATGTCTGCTATACGGCCTCGTGCAATTTTATCCAGACCTCTGGCATAACTTATTGAACCACCAATTCCTTTCCCTCGAAAAACTGTTTTCAAATGTCTTAACAGTTCGGTTGCCGCCATAGTGACAACTTCTGGGTTTTCATTAGCTTCAAAATCCTCAACAGCCTTTTGCATTCTTTCAAATTCCATTTTATGGATGATTGCATGAGCTTGAGCATGTTTACCTGTTGGTGTTTTAGCTTCATACCCTGGCTCTTTAACATCATTGTGCTTGAAACGATGTCTGACTTCTTCTGGTAGAATTTTAGCGAACAGGTTCTGGTGTATAGAAGGTATTTCCCGTCCAGAGAAATACCTGTTAATGGCAGACACCTGAATGTCTTTCATTTCATTAAGATATTGTTTACCTGTGCCTTTAAAAATTCCAGCAGACCTATTGTCGAATACCCAACTACTAAACTGATCTGCGAATATCTTCCTTGGTATGTTACCAGTTGCGTCTGCATAGCGTTCTAATAGTGGGATCTTCGCACCTTTGACCTTGCCTTTTGCGGCAATGCCAGACACCAACGATTGCCAAAAAACCATCTTGTCTTCTGGGGTAAGTATGTTGTCGTAAGACCATTGGGCGATTGCGTGAAAAAACTGATGATCCGCAGGTGATCTTGAAGTAACGTCCATAGTGATTTGACCATCACCGTATGACCAACCATCACCTCCCTCACTTCTTATAATATTTGGTGCTCTGCTTGGATCTCCGTCTAAAGCCTCAAGTGTCTGCCTGACAGCCCTGACAGTGTTTGGGTCTGCCCCACTCATTATGTTGTCTATGTCTTCAAGGATCTCGATTCTTTTAGCGGCACTCTCAACATAACCTGCTGGCATTACGTCTGCCTGTATGCTGTATAATTGCCCCAAGTCATTCACTAATTGAGCAAGATCTTGTTTACTGCCGTTTGGAGTTATTGCCCCATTGTGAATTTGCTCAATGGCGTATTGCACATCTGCTAAATTTGGAGGGCCAAGATTAGCCCTTTGTTTATTCTGTCTATTAAATGCCAGACGCTGTTGTTCAGTGAGCTTTGAAACATCAAGATCTGTGTCTAACATGTTAGGCTTTTCCATTGGGGTAGCAGTAAGGCTTGCCTTTGCATTCCCGTGAGATCGTATAACGCCTATCCCATCTCCAGAATTTGGTCTTTCGTCTGCTTCATCCCACAAGGATGGAAGGTTTCTTCTTGTCTTAGGAGTCAGTTTATCCGCATCAACATACCGAACTTCCCAGTCTGCCTTTTTATCTTTCTGCCGTCCCAACAAGGCATCAAGAGCATTGCCACCTTCCTGTTCAAGTTTGTCAGCTTGCTTCAGAGATAATAGTCTATATGGTCTTGCTCCTCCTGTACCTTCTTCAGCATTTTTATGCTTGATAAACATAACAAAGCTATCGCCTTGCTTTGGAGGATTTAACGTAGCACTCGCATCAACAGACCCTTTCGTTTTCTTTATTCCATCATTCGCAATTTTTCTTGCAGTAAACTCAGAGTCATACTTTCTTCCTGTCTTACCATCTGTCCAGAGCACAGAATTTGCTGGAAACTTTCCTTCTCTCCTGTTCCCATTCTTGTCGAAGTATATCGCTGTCTCAGTTTTTACTGTTTTCCATTTGGCATAAATCGGAAGAGCTTCAAGCTCGTCTATTTCAGCTTGAATTTTCGCAAGGTTCTCTTCATTTCTTGTGTTATCTCTTCTTTGATAGAGCTTGTTAAGTTTTCTATTTTGCCTTTCTTTATTAGTGATAACTTCCGTCCTTGCACCTTCGTAGTCAAAGTTTGTGCCTTTATCGAAGCGACGTGTTTCATTTCGACCCAAGCCAACTGTGCCAGTATCCCATTTGATGAATGACTGAATCTTTCCATTCTCAGTTCGACCTGCACCTATAAGAATACTCGCATTCTCTATTGCCTTATTAACATTGCGAGGACTGTTTTTTTGAGGGTTACTCTTTAGAACCATCTTACGAGCGTTAAGCTCTATCTCGTCATCTGTTATAGGGACATAGTCCTCAAGCTCAGATTCTGTAAGTCCGTTTTTGTATTCATTCTCCAGCTTAACAACTTTTAGTTTAGCCTCTCTGTACGCTCTCTTTCCTTTAGCTGAGAATTTACTTACGTCAAGTTGCATAATAAGACGGTCTGCTTCGTCTGAAGCCGCACGACCACCAGCAACCATTTCATTTAAATTCGCCTCGATATCTTCGGGGCTGTCAAAAGATCGTTTTCTTTTGGCTGTCTCTAGGATTGCTTCTTGGTAATCCTGTGTTCCAATCTTCACCATGTGTTGATCTGATGCTAAATCTCGAATATCTTCCTGTATGGATTTTTTCTTTGATCCGTCTGGCGAAGTGGTATCCATCTCTTTGAGATGTTCTTTGATTGCTCGTGGAGCACCGTTGCCATGAATTACTCCACTTTTCTTGGTATTAATTTTGCCAGAGTTTATTAGGTCGTCAAGGATACGTTCCGCATCATCTTCAGGAATATTGTATTTAGCAAAAGCATTGTCTGCCTCCTTCTTAGCATCATCTTTGTTGCCCCATCTTTGAGCGTATGGAATAACTGGCTTCTCTTTGTTATCTGAAGCCCTTGCTGTTTCCAAAGACCTATCCATAAAGGCATCCACATCATCTGGATCTGAAATGTCTTTCCACTCAGCAAGTAATTCTTCCTGTGTTTCCTTATCTTTACCAGCCAGTACTTGGTCACGAAGGTCAGCCTCCATAACTTGCTTATATTCTTTTGGGTTAGTTTCTCTGAGTTCAGCAACCCTAGAGGCTTCTGAATCTTCTGCCTCTGCGTTAACTGCAACGTCTTCTCCTTCTTCAACGACGGAGGAATCGTCTGTGGAGGAAGGGCCAGATTCATCCCCCGTCGCCCGTCCAGCCTTTCGAGTAGTGGCTGAACCTTTTCCTTTTCCTTTTTTAGCACTAGCTCTTTTCTGAGTGGCCTGAACCTTTTTAAGTTCTTTGTTTATCTCTGAGGCTCGCTTCTTTGCGTCATTTAGAATTTTCTGTGCAGAAGCGATGTCATCTGCGTCAATAGCATTCCGTGCTTTAGCAACATCAGAATCAAGTTTCGCTTGCATACCATCAGCTTTTGCCTGAACTGCCTGAGAATTACTTGAGTTTCTAAAACCCTGTATATCAGATTGGGACAATTTAATTCTTTTAGCGATGTCACGACTAATTTTTAGCTGAACTAAATCTTTTGCTATTATGTCTCGTTGTATCTTAGCATTGTCGTCTGTTGGATTTTTGGCAAGATCTCTTTCCGCATCTTTCAAGGCTATTTCTTCTTGCTCTATCTGCTTATTGAAGAACTCTTCTTGTCCTTTAAATTCCTCAATGACAATATCTTCTGCTGTCTTAGGCGTATCATCAACAGGTGTCTCTGGAGTTGTGTCTGCCTGTTCTGCTCTTGCTCGCTCAACTTCGTCTGGCATGTACGGGCCAGCACGGGTTGCCGCCTCTGTT